ACGCTTGTTAAAGTAAAAGGAGCATAACCCATGCTAATATTTAACCAAGCTTTAGCAAGGGGCGATGCAAGCAACTTGCGCAACATGAACATGCAATACCAAGCCGTTAACCGTCATCGTTCTGATGCTCGTCATGCGCTTAACCCTGCATTGTTTGCAAACGTTGGATCAAGCCCTACCGATCTATACAAAGACTTTGACTCTACCACTATTCGCCAGTTTCACTTAGACGAAGGTGATAACCTGCTTAATCGCTTGTTACCCCTTGCACGCTCTTTGCCAATTGGCCGCATGGTAAGTGAACAAGCTCGCGCCTCTGGCATGGGTGGATTTCAAACTTCAATGTCTGGCGAAATCGGCGTAATTCACGATAAAGTTGACTATGACTTGGACGGCACATTAGTTCCTGTACACCAAAACGGTTTTAGTACGTCTTGGCGTGAAGAAAATCAAATGTCACTAGATGGCTTTGACGATGCAATGGTTAAACAGTCTGAATCTTTGCGCACACACCGTAAAGGCTTGATTAGCTACATCATGGACGGCACTACAGCCACCTATAAAACTTATGGTTGGTCTGGTTTCCGTGGTGATGCTCGTGTGGATCAAGTTGACATCGGTTCAGGTGGTTTTGCTTTTGATTACACTGATAAAGCGCAATTAGGCAGCGCTGTCGTGGCCGCGTTCACTGCATTAGCAGAAAGACGCTTTGTGACTCAGAAAATCAACGCGCCTGCTGTGTGGTTTGTATCTAATGAGGTTTACTGGAACTTTACCCGCGACTACAGCACTGCAAAAGGTGACAACACTATCATGCAGCGCTTGCTTGGTATTCCTACTGTGTCTGAGATTGTTGCCACTTCTACATTAAGTGGTAACGAGATTTTATCCATGGTGCTTAGCTCTGAATATATCCAGCCACTTGTGGGCATGGGTGTTTCAACTATCGCTTTAGCACGTCCTAACTACAACAGCCCGTTTGCATTCGATACTGTGTCTGCAATGGGTTTAAACATCAAACGTGATTTTGCTAACGGCGGCACTGCTGTTCAATTCGCGTCTGAGTAAGGGTAAATTATGAGCAATCAAACTGATAAATCTAAAGAAGCAGAAGCTAAAGCAGCGGCTGAAGCAGAAGCTAAAGCAGCGGCTGAAGAATCTGGGCCTAAGCAATATGTTGTAGCTCTTGCTCATTGCTCTTGGGGCAAAAAAGGCGATGTAGTCGAGCTGGAAGGTGATTTGACTCCGCGTCAAAGCGCCATGCTCAAGCCTTACAAAGCGCCTGAAGTCAAAAAGCTAGCAACAGCAAAAAAGTAATAGCGTAAAAGCTAATCAGAAGCCCCTTTTTTAGGGGCTTTTTTATTGAAATATTAAAGGGTAATCCATGGCGACTATAGATGTTTTTGACGTTATTAATTTGACGCAAACTAACTTAGACCCTTCAGCCATAATGATTTTTATTAAAATGGTAGATGCTGCTGACGCTTGCTTAAATACGCAGGGTTTGACAGATGACCAAATAAAAGGCCTCAAACTGTTCTGTGTTGCGCACCTCGTCACAGCAAGCGAAGGGGGGCAAGTTAAATCTGAGACTGATATGGACGGGGCTAGCGCTTCTTATGCTGTGCCAACGGGCATGGGGTTTGACTCTACAACATTCGGCATGATGGCTAAAACGTTAGCGGGTTTCGATTGTATATCAGCGCTATTCGATAAGCCTCGACGGTTTGCGGGCGCAGTTTAATGAGTCGCGTTCGTGGTCGTTTTCTAAAGGATACGGTTACACGGTGGCGTGAGACGCCTTATAACGCTGAAGCGCCTTACGCAAGCGCATGGGGCGAACCTATCCACTACCCTTGCAACTTTATGACCGGCGGCAGTGTCCAGCGAGATAGAGAGGGCGGCGAGTTTCAGCCTTTGACTACCTATCGATGCAAAGAAATTGATATTGCTATTGGCGATCGTGTTGCTCAAGGTGAGTTTTATGATTTAACGCCCGTTGAAGGTGCTGAAACCGTCAAAAAAACAGCTACAGGCTCAACGCTTCGCGGTAGCAAAGATTTTAATGTGTACACGGGTTAATTATGCCTTTTAAATCCGGTAAATCTCCCACCGATGTTGCAAAGGCAGTTGATGCAAAGCTATTCGAAATAAGTACGCAACAGCTACCTAAAGCGCTTGAGATAGTCGCTTACGCTGTAGGGGCGAGAGCTGATTTTTACGTGCCTATTGATACATCTGCATTGATTAATAGTCGATCTGTAAAAATAGACGTCCATGAAGGCGGGTTTAGGGCAACGATTGGCTACTACCAAGAGTATGCAAAATATTTACACGGCATTAATGGTGTAACACCAATCTGGACGCCAAAACCATCTGGCACACCCGGCAAGAAAACAGGCGGCTACAATGCAAATGCAGAGCCTAACTGGATAACCAAAGGCGCGGCTGAAATCGATATGAAAGGCATGTTAGCACAGGCAATGAAAGTATGAGCGCCACCAGTAGACCGGCTGACCTAGTACGCAATCACATTAGAGATAATGTTTTGACTACTTATCTCCCCGCTATCATGTGGGATGAATCACAAGAGCCGTTTAAAACTAACAAAGATGCAAAAATAATTGTTGCAAGGCAAGAAGGGCGGCCAGTTAACGCCTTTATTCGCGTTCACAGCGTGCAGGTTTGGCTATTCAGTAAAGCTAATGCAGCACCAGCGGATAACAACGCCTTATTTGATGACGCTAATCTAGCGTGTGATTACATCATGTCTATTAACCAGCGCTTAGCCGGTTCGGACTTAGAAATAGCAGCGCCAATAATTGAGCATGTAACAGGCCCATACAAGACGGGCGAGAATCGATATTTTTACCGCTTTACAGTACGAGTTTCATCTTAACACTTAATTAAATTTAAACACATTTAAGCCCCTCATTTGGGGCTTTTTTTATACCTAAAAAAGAGGGTTTTACAATGAGCGTAGGCATTGGCGTAATTGGGCGCGAAGTTACATTTACATTTGGTGGCGTGGTTGTCAAAGGCGTTACGTCAAAGGCTTTAGAGCTAACTAATACCCGCGGTGAAGTGGGTGATGATAGTTCAGGCGGTTACACGCAGGCATTAGCTAAGGCGTTAGAGAAGTCTGGCGGCTTAACAATTGAGGGATTAGTTAAAAACTATGAATTGTTTGCCTCTTGGTTTACTAGCGCTTCGTGTATCTATCCGGTTGCGTTTACGTTCCCTGGTGGCTCTACATTATCGTGGGATTTTTTCATGGACTCGCTAAGCTCACCAAACGTTTACAACGATTTATCCACTTTCAGCATGAGCCTATCAAGCTCTGGTGCACCAACTTGGACTTAAGGCGTTTAATCTATGAATAACTTCATCGATAAATCACTGACGATTAAATGGGGTGGTGAAGATATAAAAATCAACATCACCAATGAGCTATGCAATCAGCTAGAAGCAAACGGCATTAACCTTTTTAAAATGTCGGTTGATTTGGGCATCGGCGGCACGCCTAAAATGTTTTTAATTGGGCAACTAATCACCATGCTATTGCAGTCTGCAGGCAAGCAAGTAAATCAGGGTGAAGTTATGCCCTTGCTTACTCAATCAGCGGTCGATTCTGTTGAATTGTATAAATTCACTCAAGTATTTTTATCAAAAGTGTTTCCACCAGTTGAAAGTGTGAATTTGGGAAAGTCCAGCAAAGCCAAGAAATAACCTGTTTTCCTTGGCTGGATATGTATGACTTATGCGTGGGTGCAATGGGCTTGCCTGTTGATACTTATTGGCAAATGTCACCCTCTGAAACATTCCGTTTTATCAAAGCTAAAACACCAAAAATCAAGCTAGGCGGTTTAGATCAAAGCGATCTGGAACGCATGGCGAAAGACATCTATGAAAACGACGAGTATATATAAATGACTGACTCAGTAGGCGGTATCGAGTATTACATTGATGCTGACGCTCAAGCCGTTTTAAAAGCCGGTGACAAAGTTCACGAAACCACGGCTGGAATGTCTAAAGATTTTGGTATTGTTGATAAGGCGGTTCAAAGCCTCATTGCTAAACAGGTA